GCCACATGACTTCGAAATGACTGTTAAACCCGTGCGACGTGTCGGTAGACCACGTTGCGGCGGTCCCTGACTGATAGCGGGCGCAGGGCTGGATGTGCTCGCCCGTGTTCAGGTAGTAGACGCCGACTGCCGTCGCCCCCCCGGGGTTAGCGCCCGCAGCGGGGACCTGGAGCGCCTGGTACCAGTCGGGCTGCGCTGTCGGGGAGTTCAGCCCGCCGCTGGTGGGCACGCTGAAGCCCGCCGTGACCACGCTGGCGGCGTTGCCCGGGACGTAGGAGATCTCCTCGACCGCGAGGTACCACCCGGGCACGGGCGCGGCGTACCAGTTGCTGCCCGAGGACCATCCCGCGTAGTTGTCGCCCGCCGAGCCGTGCACCAGGCCGGCCACCGAGTTCATGGTGATGGAGACGGGGACGTTCACCGCGAGCCCGGTCTGCGCCGAAGTCTGCTTCACCGTGGCATACGGTCTCTTCAGCAGGAAATTGACATCATTCGCGAGTTTGGTGTTCAGCAGGTTCGCGAGCTGCCCCGCGCCCGTGCCGGGGGGAGTCGCTGCCTGGAAGGTGAAGCCCGTCACCTCCGGGTTCGTCCACGTCTGGGTGCCCGTGACCACCGGGGCGAGCCATGCCGCGATGAAGTGCGACGAGCCGGCGAACGTGGTGCTGACGGTACACTGGACGGTTGACTTGACGTCGATGGCCACCCGGTCGAACTGCTGGAGATCCAGGATCTTGGTGACCGCGCAGCCCCAGGTCTGGCTGTTCAGTGATCCCGTGTTGTACCAGCCGCCCCAGTAGTCCGTGCCGTTGACGTTGATCCCTGCGGCGAACTGCCCCGAGGCGGCTCCCGGCTGGAGGACCACCGTCGAGTGGACGAAGTACAGCCCCGGCGTCGGCACGACATAGGACGAGGCGGCGGTGAACGCGCTGAAGTTGTCCTGGAGCGGGGTGCCCGGCCAGATGAGCGGCGTCGTGAAGTTAGGGGTGATGGCCTGCCCGGTCTGCGCCGGCTGGAGCGGGACGTAGGTGTTGATGTTGAGCATCGGCGGGTAGTTCAGCAGGTTGAACGTCTGCTGGATCGAGGTGTTCAGCGTCGATGACGACAGGGGGGTGGTCCCCGTGACGGCGGTCAGCGGGCTCGGGATGGCGGTGACCAGCCCTGAGGCACCCGCGATGTTGCTGTTGGTCCCCGTCCAGATCTCGAACAGCCGGGGAGTCTCCCCGCTGGTCGTCTTGGTGTTCGCCTGCACCGTCCTGCCCGCGCCGGAAGGATCGGCCGAGTAGGCTGCCGACGTCAGCGCGGGGGATACCCCGATCCGCTGGAGCAGATCCACGGCGAAGCCGCAGTTGTGGTACGTGGTGCTCGCCGGCTGGAACGGCCCGATGTCAGCGATCGAGGTCCCCGACTGGAACCATCCTGCGCCGTACGCGGAGGCAGTCCCGGTGAAGGTGCCCAGCGGGACGAAGTTGATGATCAGGTTCCAGCCGCCGTACTGCCCGGGATTCCCTGAGGAGCCGGGCGCGGTCGCGCCATGACTCCAGTATCTTGCCGAGTCGGCCGGGAGATCCGCGCCGATGCCGAACAGTGCCGCGTTATCGACCACGGAAATGCCGCTGCTGACCGTGCCCCCGAGCTGTGTCCATGTCCCGCCGGCAGGAGAGGTGACCACCTGCTTCGTGGTATAGGTCTCGACGAGCAGCGGGCGGTTCGAGTGGAACAGCACCCCGTTAGCCCCGAAATAGGACCCGTCGTAAATACGTATACAGATCTTGGTTCAACTGGTGCGCTGTAATCGGGTTATTGGTCTGCCAGGTGGACGGTGAGAGCGGCATACTGTACCACCTCCCTTCAAAATACTATACTGGTATGCATGACGACATATCCAGGTGAAATATGGCTTCCCGTAACTAACTATGAAGAATTCTACGCAGTATCCGATCAGGGTCGGATAAAGCGGCTAAAGCGCCGCAAGGGTCCACTAGGCAAGAGCTGGCCGTTTCTTGAGCCTGTACGGCAAAAGAAGAGTGGTCACCTGGTAGTAAGTCTTTACCGAGACGGCAGGAGAGAACTGCGGAAAGTGCACCAGCTCGTCCTCGAAACATTCACAGGTTCCCGTCCCGAAGGAATGCTGACACGTCACCTCAATGGCAATCCGGCAGATAATCGCCTGGTCAACCTCACGTACGGCACCTACGGACAGAATCTTCAAGATGATCTGCGAAATGGCGTCCTGCGAAATGGCGGAAAAATCAAATGTCTTCGCGGTCACGATTATACAGCAGGAAACACTTACGTAAACCCGCGAGACGGCAACCGATCCTGTAAAATTTGCAGGCGTGCCGCGTTCCAGGCATGGAAAGAAAGAAACGCATAACCAGCTCAGGTACGCGTTGCCTGCCTGGTTCAGTGCGGGGCTGGAAAGGGTGATGACATCGGGATTGTTCATCGTGACCGATGCTGTCGGGGCGAACGAGACATTCGTGAACCCGGCCCCCGGGGCGAACTGGTTCGGGATGACCGTGAACGTGACCCCGGGATTACTGGTATCCGTGAACTGCTGCCCGACGAAAATCGACGCCGCCTGGGCGTTAGTCACGATGAAATAGTTATTGAAGATCGGGGTCCCGGCCACGGTGAACGACCACGGGGTGACATCCGCGATGAGTGCCTGGTTCTCGGGTGACGTGGGCGCGATCTGGTACTTAGTGTTCCAGATAGCCGGGCCGATATCGTGCTGGATCTCCTGGATGGTCCCCGTCACCGACATGACCGCGCCGCCAACCGGACGCCGGTTGACCACGATGTTCTGGTTCAGCTCCAGCCCGAGCACGGTGGCGAACATCGCGGGGTTCTTCCCCTGTCCCGCCGAGACGTTGAGGGAGAGCTGCTGGACGCGCTGCGACGGCTGCTTGTACTTCGCCATCGCCCAGTTCACCGCGTCATAGGTGTCGAACGGGGTCAGCGCGTACGACTGGACGGACAGCCCGGACCTGTTGAAGTAGCTGAGCTGGCTCGCGGAGTCGGTCTGGGAGTAGGAGATCGTCGAGTTCGGGCCACGGCTCTGGGTGCCCGAGACCGAGTTGTAGATGAACGAGTTGTCAACGGAGAACGAGGACTCCTGGAGGAACGGCAGCTCGCTCGTCCCGTTATCACCGAACAGGGCCACGGGCGGCTGGTTGTACCGCCACCAGCGCATGACGTAGATCAGGCTCCCGTTCGCCTGGACGAAGCACCGGCCGCCCTCGGTCTGCACGAGCTGGCTCATGACGTCCGCGCCCGTGGAGCCCTCCGTGGAGTACGCCTCGGACATGAACGTGTTCTCGACGCTGCCGTACGAGCCGTACCACGCAGTCCCGCCGCGCTTGAGCCCGAGCAGCCCCCAGGTGAGCACCTGGGCAAATCTCCCCGGCGCGGGAATTCCGGATGCTCCGTTAACCCCCGTCGCGAAATGGTTGCTGATCTGTACCGGGGTCAGCTCGTACGGGTAAATGGCAAGGTGTCCCGCGCTGAAATTATACCCGTTGTAAACGCAGATATCAGATACATCATAGGAGAACCGGGCAGGACCGAGGGTAATGGCCCTGATCTGCGGCAGCGTCGTCAGGACATTGGTAATTCCCACGCCGGTGCCGTTGAGGTAGCAGACCATCGAGAATCCGTACAGCCCCGTCGTGGGACCGCCCATCATCACGAAATGCTGCGGGGTGAAACTGTTCTGGCTGAAGTTCGTCGCGGTGCCTATCTCGGCTCCGTTGACGAAGAACCCGGTGCTCTTGGCGGTCTTCGCGCCGGTGTTGACGCCCACGGACATGAGTCCGCCGATGGTCCCCGCGTACGTGGGTACGGTGTTGTAGAAGCTTGACGGTCCCGCCCACGCGTTGAACAGGGTCGTCGAGCCCAGGGTTCCCTGTCCCCAGGTGAACCAGAACTCGATGCTGAATCCCTTGCTAGCGCCATTCACGGGAATATTCGGATCGAAATAGAACATCCCGGGACCGCTGGAGTTCGTCTCGGGCGCGGCATAGGTAGTCGCGCCCATCACCGTGTCGGAGTCACCGAGGAGATTCAGCGCCTGCCCCGTGGTGATAGGCTGATCGTTCCCGTCACGGTAGGCTCCCACCCTGTTATTGCCGAAGGCCTTGTTCGTCGCGGTCAGCCCGTTGGCGTCGATCGGTGCCTTGAACGGGGACAGCGCCTGGGTGGTGAAGCTGTACTGCTCGTCAGTCGCGAAGTACGCGTACGGCGAGTCCTTGCGGATGTCGCCCTCCACCGCAGAGGGAAGGGTGGTGGAAGCCAGGGGGCCGTAGGCATCGACGGCGATGATCGTGGAGAATCCCCACTGGGGCAGTTCCGGCCATTCCTGTGGCCATCTCTCGACATACCCGAGCGCGACAGGATACTGGATGTTATTCCACCAGGCGGTAACCCTGATAGGCACCCCGGGAACGACATTCGGGTAATAGGGACTCGACGCGTTCCCGAAAGTGAACGCGCCGTCATGATTGTCGATGGCGATGGTGATCTCGCCGGTCTCCTCCTGGGACAGCTCGTACTGCCTGCCCCTGGTGACCCTGATCTTGCCCTGGGTGCCGTCACCGATGACCCGCGTCGAGAGATCAGTCCATGTCAGGCCGGTGACATCCCACGTATAGTCAACGCTCTGCGTCCAGTCGCCCGGCACGGCACCGAAGGCAGCCTCCACCACTACCTTCGGGAAGTTAGGGTTGGGCTGCACGGGAGCCGGCGCGTTCAGCTTCAGCCCGACGATGATCCCCGACGCGGGCTGCGCGGTGCCCCACGTCGGCGCGAACGCGACGGTTCCCGCAGCCTGTGTCGGGATATACATCGAGTAGGTAGTGGCCTCATGGGTCAGCGCGCCGCCGACAGCCGCGATCCCCTGCCACCCGGAAGGCAGGGTGAGGATGCCCCCAGACCCTCCGGTGGAGATGATCCCCAGGCAGAGGTCGCTGGTGGTAGCCGTGCCCGAGGGGACGGTGAGCGTGGTGACCGCGCTGTCGGTATGATTGGTCTGCACGAAGTCCAGGGACACGCTCGTGCACGTTCCCGGCAGGTTGTCCACTTCCACGATCGTGTACGAAGTGGAATACGCCCAGCCGGTCACCGAGACGGAGATCCACTGCACCTGCCGGGGCGAGATGCACACCCAGATGGCGGCGCGGGACGTGCCCGACTTGGTGGTGATCCCCGCCTGCTTCCACAAGTTCCCCGCGCTGTCGGTCACGTTGACCGCAGGAGCCTTCCCGGAGGTCGTGAACGTCTGCGGGCCGATATCCCAGCCGATGTACGCGACCAGCATCGTGCCCGTGCCGGGGTAGAGGATCGAGTAGAAGATCGTGTCCAGCCCGTAGTCATTGATCACGTTGCCGGAGACGGGGTTCCTGGCAAGCGGCAGGCGTCCGGACCCCCCTGCGCCCGAGAGGGTCATCGGCTGCATGGCAACCGAGCCGGTGGAGGTCTCCGTCGCGGTGACGGTGCTGGTGCCGCTCAGCGCCATCAGCGGCATGGACTCGTTGCCTGCGGGGAAGATGCCCGCCGGGCCGAGGAAGCTGGTCGTGTTGATGTCGAAGTCGTCCAGGTACATCGTCGGCTGGCTGGGGTGGGTGTTGGTCCAGCCCCAGTCGATTTCCGCGACGCCGTTGGTGCCGCCCCAGGCGAACGTCTGGTCGGTATGGGACTCCGTGATCTGGAGCCCGTCCTTGGAGTTGTAGTAGTTGACGGTGAGCTGCCCGACGCCCGCGATGCCCGCAGCGAGGTACCACTCGACGCGAATCCAGGTGTTCAGCGGGATGACGGACGTGAACGTGAAGGCATTCGCGAACGACGGGGTTTGCCCGACAAGCTGCCCGGAGGTATTGATCTGGATGTTCCCCGCAGAAGAGCCCAGCGAGCCCTTATGCTGGAAGATCGCGTCCGTGACATTCGGGTTCGCGGTCAGGAACACGTTGCAGCGCCCGTAGAACGTGTTGGTGGTGGCAAAGGTGTTCCACCCGACCCAGGCGACCCCGCCTGCCACGGTCGTGGACATCGCCGCCGAGAGGGTACCGTGCGCCGCCTGGGTGGTGGAGAACGTCAGCGACCCGTTGGTCACGGTGGCGAAGTCGAAAGCGCGCCCGGACGCGCCCCCGGAGTTGGCGGTCGTGATGGTCGTGCCGTTCGTGCCGCCCTCGAAAATGTTGTAGAACAGCGCGAGCGTGTCGCTGGCATTGTTGCCCGTGGTGGGCATCGCGATCGACGAGGGAGCCACGGTGCCCGTGCCGGTCTTCCCTGCGGGACCGGGGAAGCCCGTGGTGGACAGCCCCGCGTCATCGATGAACATCGGGGGCTGGCTCAGGTGCGGGGTATTCCACCCGAAGCTCACCTGGTTGATCGCGCCGCCGGTGCCGTACTGGCCCGTGACGTCGGTGATCGTCGCGAAGGGGGTGGTCGAGTCAGGGCTGGTGAAGGTGCCGCCGACCTCGTAGAGGTTGACGGTGCAGGACGCGGTGCCCGCAGCACCGCAGACGACCTTCCACTCGATGCGGAACCAGTTGCCGGTGGCGATGGGCAGGGTGATGTTGTTGAAGAACTCCGCGAACGTCGCGGACTGGATCGCCAGCGTTCCCGCTGCGGTGAACATGATCCCGCCGCCGAACGCGCCGTTGTTGAGGAACTGGATGACGGTATCGTCGGACGAGGGATTAGATCCCAGCAGGAAGTAAGCCCGTCCGTAGACCGTGGTCTGGAGTCCCAGGGACGTGGACCAGAAGACGTTGCATGCCGTGGCGGGGGCGTTGGGTCCCGTCTGGAAGTATCCTCCCGTGCCCCCTGTCCCGTGTGCGCCGAAGCCGTTCTGGAACGCGAAATAAGACGGCAGGTTCGCGGGCGAGGCAGGGGTCTGCGTCGCCCCGTCGAACGCGTTAGCGACCGCCGAGCCCGAGTTGGCCTGGGAGATCGACAGGGTGTTGCCGGTGCCGGCACCGGACTCGAAGTTGTTGGCGAGCAGCGTGATGAGCTGGATCGGGCCGGGGTAGCCCGTGTTGTTGACGTTCAGGTTGGCGTGGTACGTCACGGGCTGGCTGGCATGGCTGGTCGTCCACCCGAAGTTCACCTGGTTGATCGACGCGGCGGACCCGTACTGGTTCGTGACGTCCGTCGTGGTGCTGGTGATGGTGGCCGAGTCCTGGCTGGAGTAGTAGTTCACGGTCGCTGAGGCCGCGCCTGCGGCTCCCGCGACGATCTTCCACTCCAGGCGAATCCACTGGTTCACCGGCAGCACCTGGGTGCCCACCTGGGTGAAGGTCGCGGACTGGAGCTGGAGGACCAGCCCCGTGGTGACCATGATCCCGCCGCCGAACGTGCCGCTGTTGGCGAAGCTGATGATGTTGTCGTTCGAGGCCGGCGCACCCGTCAGGTAAACGTACGCGCGCCCGTAGACGGTGCCCTGCGCGCCCAGGGAGGTGCCCCACTGGACGAAGGCCGTACCCGCAGCGACCGTGCTGAACGATCCCGACAACGGGCTGTGCGTGGACTGGGTGGCAGAGTAGACGGCGGCCCCGCCGCCCGTGATGGTGACGGCATCGAAGGCGTTCTCGCCGGTGCCCGCCGAGTTGCCCGTGGTGATCGTCGTGCCGCTGGTGCCCTCGCGGAAGTCGTTGACCAGCGAGACGGGAGTAGTGCCCCCCGAGGGGGTGATCGTCCAGATGAAGGAGACCGAGCCCTTGGCGGCCGTGCCGTCCGTCGCGGTGACCGTCACCGAGAACGTGCCGTTCGCAGTCGGGGTGCCCGTGATCTGCCCGTTGGCAGCGCCGATAGAAAGACCGGTCGGCAGCCCTGTCTGCGTCCACGTCAGCGTCTGCCCGGCCTGCGAATCGGTCGCGCTCATCTGGAGCGTGCTGATCGCCGTGCCGTTGACGTTGCTCTGCGGGCCGGGATTGGTGACCGTGACCACGTTCCCGCTGGGAGTCGCCACCGACCAGGAGAAGTTCGCGGAGCCTGACGCGGAGGTCAGGTCAGTCGCGGTGGCGGTGACCGTGTACGTGCCGGGACTGGTCGGGGTGCCCGTGATCTGCCCCGTGCCGGCACCGATCGACAGGCCGGGCGGGAGGCCGGATTGCGTCCAGGTGAACGTCTGCCCCGAAGCCGAGTCCGTCGCGGTGAGCGTGAGGGTGGAGATCGCGGTGCCCGAGGTGCTGTTCTGCCCGCCGGGGTTGTTGACGGTGACCGTGTTGCCCGTGGTCCCGCCGGCGGTGACGTCAACGCTGATGACCGTCTGCGCGGCGATCGTGTAGTTGATCGCGCCGCCGGAGAACGCGGCGTTGGAAACCTGGCGGGCAATCGCGCTCAGCGGGCTGGCACCGTTTGTCGCCCATATGTTATAAGTCCCCGAGGTCGCCCCGCCGGCGAGAGTCATGTTGATGACCAGCGCCTGGGGAGAGCCCGTGTTGTTGCAGATTACGATTTTCCCGTTATCCTGTGCGAAAGACGTTACCTGCCTGTTCGTGGACGTATTCGTGCAAGATACCGAATAAGTGCTCCAGCGCTTGAACTGGCCGTTCATTCCCGTCCAGATTCCCAGGCCCCAGTAAGCCGGGAACGTGGTGTACTTCTGTCCGGGCTGGTTATTCTTTCCCGAGCCGTCGTTCATCAGCCCGAGCGCGGTGCCCGAGTCGGAGTACTCCGTGAAGTGACCGCCTGCGGTCAGCACCTGCCCTGCGGCGTCGGCCATGTAATTGCAGTTGTGCCAGTCATACCAGTTAGCCGAGCCGTCATATCCAGCGCCGGCCCAGTTGACCTCTTCCACGCCATATTTGATGCCGCCCTTCATGCCGGGCAGGTCGGTATGGACATGGTTATAGTACTGTCCGTCAGTGGGGAATCCCGTGCCGTTAGTGTTGCCGCCGTCATAGGCGTGATAGGAAAGGGTTCCCAGGTGCGGCATGTTGTTAGCGGCCCACTGGAGGAAAGTGGTGTCCCAGTAAGCAGCGGCAGGAGCGCCGATGTTAATCGTATTGTCAGCGGCAAACATGGCATTAGCGGTCTGGATGGCGGAGCCCTGCGTATTGCCCGTGCCGGAGCCGGCCTCGTAAGGACCGGTGTTGTTGCCGTTGTCAGCCTCGTTGCCGATCGACCAGTACTGGATTCTCCCGCCGTGCTGGCCGCCATTGTCATTGAAGTAGTGGACCAGGTTCCCGCCGTCATTCGGGAAGAAGTTGTTGTCCGCGCTGTCGCCGTTGAAAGAGACCAGCGGGATAGCGCCGATGGACTTGATGGTATTGATCAGGTTAGTCGCGGTGCCGGGAGTCCTGGAGCTTCCCCCTGCGCCGTAGCCGGGATTCCCGCCGTACCAGGCAAGCGACGCGCGGACATGCCCCGGGGCAAGGTTCTTCAGGTTCTGCTGCCATGTGGCGTCAGCGACCATGGGAACAGGGTTGCCCCCGAACTCGGAGCATACGAAGCCAATGCCGAGAGGGTCATTCGTCGCGATATGCTGCGTGAAGTTGACCGTGACGGTAATTGCCATGGCTTATCCCCTGATCTTCGTCTGCCTGTTACGGCTGCGCCATCGTCACCGAGAACGCGGAGCAGGACACCGTGTCGCCCGCAGAGATCGACGTGGTGTTCAGGTTCAGCTCCTGCCCCGAGGTGCCGCATGCCCCCGTGGCCACGTTCGTGGTGCCGTTGGATTCCTGGAGCACGAAGTACCCCGCAGTCCCCGTGTTCGCGGCAGTGCCCGAGGTGATCGCGTTCGCGTTCATCGTGCCCCCGGAGCCCGATGCGGTCGCGGTGGCGAACGCGGTAGCGCCGAACGTGAGCGTGGCGAGCAGGACACCCGTCAGCGCCCCGTCAACCGCAGGCTGCGCGCCCGTGTAGATCTTGATGAATCCCGAGTTGAGGAGCGTGCCGAAGTTATTCAGCGCGGCTATTACCCCGGCATCGTAAATGTGCGAAGTCATCTTCCTTGCTCCTGATGATTAAAGCGGGCTCCAGACGCCCGCTGCCTTGCCCGAATTCCTCAGGGAATACCGCAGGGTGTACTGCTGCTGGTTCTCCCAGATGACATGCCCGTCAAGATTGACCACGTTGTGGATGACGGTGCCCTCGCCGGCCCCTCCCGGGGGAACCACTCTCTCTGGCTTTCCCGTGCCATTGAAGGCCATTGTCAGGCCCGGCATGAGGTAGCCGCCTGCATCGTAACCGACATACCCGCCGCCAGCCTCAACGCTTTTCACCCCGGGGACACTATTGACATTACCGTAACGCGCCTCAATGTACCGGATGGCCGCTGCGATATTCGCCACCGGGTCATATATATTCCATGAAGTGCCAGGCATGTGATAACTCTGGAACGTGGCCATGATGAGCTGCATCAGGCCTCTGGAAGGATCGCCGGCGGCGGCATTCGAATCCCATAGATTGATAGCGTTCGCGTTAAAACCCGATTCGTATCTCGCGATGATATCCAGTCCGGGTCCCCACCAGAAAGGTACTCCCGTCAGCGCGATAGCCTGGGCAAGCCACGCGGAAAAATTGCCGGGAGTATTGGTCTGGATGCCGAATCCGGTACCTTGCATGGATGTCTGGAGAGAATGGAGACCCTTCTTGATCCCCGTGAACATCCCCCCGAGGACATCACTCGTTATCGTCGAGAACAGCCCGCTGAAAGCGTGATTGACGGTACCCGTCCAGGAACCGAGGCCTACGGCCCCTCCCCCGATCCCCCCGGCAACCCCGCCTTCAGCGAAATGCTTCGCCGTCTTGTTCAGGTCGTGCACCGTGCCGGGACCGATCATCCGCACGGCCTGAGGCGTCAGGATTCCCTCGCCGGGAGACAGCATCGCCGGAACCGTGTCCTGTCCCGGTGCATACCCGGGGATAATCCCGCCGGCGGCATGCTTCAACGGGTTCATCTGGGCAATCGCCAGGGCCTGCTGGCCGGTCAGCACCATCCCGCCGAGCGTGAAGACGCCGGTCGCGCTCTCGTTGAGCGCGATCTGCTTGTTCGCCGGGATGCTGTTCAGCGCAGGGTCCAGGTTGTTGCGGATCTGGTAGGCCAGCCCTGCGGCCTTGCTGTTGGTGGTGTCCAGGTTGCCGCCGAGACCCCGCGTCGCGCCGCCCGTGGTCTGCGCCTGGCCCGTGTTGTGCTGGTAGGCGCTGCTCAGTTCCTGCTCGATCTGGGTGATTTCCTGCGTGGTGAAGCCGTACTGCTTCAGCGCCGTGGTGAGCGCATCCTGGGCGGCCTTGACCGCAGGGGCCGCCTGGTTGCTGTTCTGCTGGAGCGCCTTGGTGAAGTTCTGGGTCAGCCCCGTGATGTTCGAGGTGCCGACAGAGGCGTTGGCAATCGCGTTGAGGACGTCGGACTGCAAGGTCCCCGCGAAGTTCCTCGCGACCTGGGTGACGTTGCTCAGCTTCACGGTGAGGTTGTCGATCATCCCCGAGAAGTGGTCGCTGGAGACCGAGTTGGCGTCCGTCCAGTTCTTCAGGATCTGGTAGTTCTGCGCCAGTGACTTGGACGCGTCATAGGCAGGCCCGTTCGACTCCTGGGCAAGCGCCATGACCTCAGCGAGCGCCGCCTTGTTCGCGCTGGCGTACGGGAGGAGCTGCTGCACCATGTAGGCGACGGCCTGCCCGTACTGCTGCTGCGGGACGACCCCCGCCGTCGCGGCGATGCGGAGCTGGTCCATGAACGTGTTCGCCTGCGAGACCGACTGGTTGAACGCCTGCCAGGTCTGCGCGGAAGAGCCGCCGAACGACTTGAGGTCCTGCGCGATCTGCGAGACCGACTGGGCGGTGGTGCCCGTGAACGCGGTGATCTTGCCGCCTACGGTGGCGGCCTGGTTGCCCATCTGCTGGAGATCCAGGTTGAACTGGGTGAAGCTCCCCGTCAGGCTCGTGGACATCCCGATGAAGTTGTCCCAGGCGGAATTGACCTTGGAGACCTGCGTCGCCTGGATCTGCGTCTGGATGTCCAGCGCGTTCATCGTGTTGTTGAGCGCGCCGCCCGCCAGGTCCATCTTCTGGTAACCGAGGACCATCGCCTGGATCTGGATTCCGGCCTGGTTCGCGTTTTTCCCGAGGACGACCTGCGTGCTAGCCAGCTTCACGCCCGCCATGTCGGCCATTGCCAGCGCGCCGGTGAAGTCAACCCCGTATGCCTTGGAGATAGTTCCCGCGCCCTGGATGACGTTCATGTTCTGCTGGAAGAGCTTCTGCTGCTCGGCGGTGAGCTGGCCGACGGGGACGCCCGCCGCGTAAACAGACGCCGCGTATGCCTCGAACTGCCCCTTGCCGGACCCCGTGGTCTTGCCCAACTGGCTGACCGTGTTGTTCAGCGTGCCTACTGCCTGGGAGGTCGCCGTCGATGCCTGCGCCATCCCGTTCGCGATCTGGTTCAGCACCGTCAGGTTCGACGCCTTGCTCACCGCGTTGTTGAGTGAGTCGATGAGCTGGTCGGTGGCGGACTTCGCGTGCATCATGACCAGGACGAGTCCGGTGAGGGCAAGCGCGCCCAGCATGATCCCCGCGCCCCACGGCCCGGCCATGAAGTCAGCCGCCCCGCCGAGCGCTCCCACCATGCTCGTGGCGGCCGAGTCAACCCGCGCGCCGAAGACGCCGATCTTCTCGCCCATGGCAACGAAGTTGATGATCGCGCCGCCGACGCCGGAAATGATGTTCGCGACCATCATCCCGAAGTTCATGCCGATCTTCGCGAACACCGGGATGCCGAGAGTCCCCAGCGCGGCAATGCCCCTGCCGACCAGGGCGAAAATGCCCGCGAGGACCCCGGACCACCGGTACAGTTCCTCGATCAGCATGATGAAGGTAATGATCGGCGCGGGAATCTCCGAAATAGCCTTGATCAGGAAGCTGAACGCATCGAGCAGCTTCAGGACCAGCTCCGCAGCGCCCGGCATGGCGGAAGCGAAGTTCAGCAGCGCGTGCCCGACATTGCCGAAGATCTGCCCGAATTCCCGCAGGGCCTGCATCGCGCCGGCGAGCAGCGAGTTGACCTGCCCCATCGAGTTCCGCAGATCGACGACCATCTTCGCGCCGAATGCGTCCAGCATGTGAGCGACGTCAAGACCGAGCTGCGCGAACGGGGACAGCCCCTGGGAGTTGAGCTGCCCCATGGCGGCCTTCAGCCCCAGCAGGGTCTCACCGAGCAGCTCATAGGCGGCAGGATTGGCCATGTCCTGCGCGGTCTGGAGGGAATGCCCGAGCCCTAGCACATCCCCGGCGGTCTTCCCGAACATCGGGCCGAGGACTTCCGTCGCCGTGTACAGGTTCCTCATCGACGGGAGGACACGCTCGGCAATACCCTGGTAGAGGACTGCTGCTCCCGCAGCGGCCGCATACATCGCGGGAATGAACACGGCAAGGAATTCGAAAGTCCCCATGATGATCAGGTGGATTGCCTGCGCGGTGAGCCCGAAGGCCACGGCAGCGCCTTTCATCCCGAAAGCCGCCGCGCCGGTCTCGATAGTCATCGTCCCCACGGACTTGCCGGCTTCTTTCGCGCCCGCAGCGAGCCCCAGCATGACCAGGGCGGCGGCGTCTGCCGCCTCCTTCGCCGCCTTGGCCTCGTCAGCGATGTCGGCAAGGGCGGCGGCCTCCCGGGCAAGGGCGGCGGCATCCTCGTCCGCGTGCATCGCCATCGCCTCACCGGCCCTGGCCATCATGATGGCAAGTTCCGCTTCCGCGCCGGCGAGCATTACCGTGTCGGCCTCAAGCTGGTCCGCCGCGTTCGCGGCATCCCGCATGCGGTAATATTCCTCTTCGAGGGCCACGTTGATGCGCTGCACGCCGGCGACGAACTGATCCCCGCCGGTGCCCTTGATCGTGTCGGTGACCGTGCCGCCCTTGAAATCAGGGGGAGTGCCCTCGGTGGTGATCTTGTAGATGACGTTGATGACTTTGGTATCCGGCAGCTTGTCAATCTCTTCCCGCAGCATCTCGATTGCCGCTGCGGCATCTGTCACCTTCTCGATGAGGTCGTCCGTCATGTCGATCATCTCCTGCAATGAGCGGAGATAACCGGATGCGTCAGCGTTGAACTCCTCATTAATCGGCGGCAGATCAGGAACACCATCACCTCCTTACCTGAAATAGTAGGAAATCCTGTCGTAAAAACCTGAAGCGGCCAGCCGCCGGAGAGATCCGTCACGGATCATCTCATCGACGGTTGGCCGGAAATAAGGGTGTTCGGGAATATCGACGTGCCGCTTCCACCACGGACCCCGGGTGTTCACCCAGTGCATGTACTCGCCGGTACGCGGCCATGTCGCGCCGCCGAACTCCTGGATCGATGCGTACACTGCCGTGTTCCCCACCCGGGCAGTCGCCCTGATCCTGGTTGACGCGGGAATCGTGACGAAACTGCGGGCAAGGCGTCCGGAGGCGTATGCAGGCGGCTGTCCCCGCACGGCTCTCCAGAACATGCCCGGAGCGTGCTCAGTGCGCCGCAGGGTATCCTGCGACACCCTGTCCCTGAAACCCGCCGCCATCTTGTCGGCGGCGGGAATCACGGCTTTCGCAACGCCGTCCTGGAGGGAACGGAGATAATTGGGGAGATCCCTGAGATTCACATCTCCCCTTCCCTGTTAAGGCTTCTTCTTGCTCATCCTGTCAAGCAGTTCCTCGACCGCCGGCCCCATATGGCTGACGGCAACCCTTTCCTTGTCGTATTCCTTGGCGAACTGGCGCAGCTTCCTGGGCTTCACGTCATTACGGGCGTCGTATGCCTCCTCGAACGCGCGGTAAAGCCCCGAGACGGACGGGCGGGTCCACCAGCCCTTGTGCACGCCATTCCAGAACGGCTCGCCCTCCACCTCGATGCCGAACGGGTTAAGCTCCTCCATGGACGAGCACTTCGTCGTGATGACCGGGGTGCCCGTGCTCTGGGCCTCCATAATCGGCAGCCCGTAGCCCTCGCCGTAAGAGGCGGCGGAAAGCACGTCGATGACGTTGTACCACTCGTTAAGATCCTGGGGAGTGATCTGCCCGGCCGTGTACCGGTACTGATCGACCACCCGCACCTTGTCCAGGATGCCGAGATTCTCGGCAACCGCCTCCAGGTCCTGCCCGCCATCCTGGTGGACGCCGGAATGCAGGGTGAGAACCGCGTCATCGTGATTCTGCGCGAACTTGGCGAACGCGAGCATCTGCTCGGGGATCGCCTTGCGGATCGCATCGTTGTTGGCGGAGTTCATCCCGATGACGAACTCGCCGTTGTTGACCCCGCAGGAGGTGCGCAGCTTCTCCCTGTCGGGCAGCGGCTTGAACAGCGTCGTGTCAATACCGTGCGGCACGTATACCGGGCGGTAGCCCGCTTTCTTGAAATTGTCGTAGCCGAACTTGCTCATCGCGATCAGCTCCGCGCCGGTCTGCTCGACGATGTTCCTGTCCGCGAGGGACATCGGGCGGCAGTCCGAGGGGAGCCAGTGCGCGACCGGCAGCCCCTTGAGGATGTTCGCGTCCATCACCCATACGTCACCGAGGGTGATGATCAGGTCCGCTCCCAGCAGCTTCGCGTGCTGCTCCAGCGAAGTGGAGCAGTAGTTCGGGCCGAAGCCCGGGTAGACGGGGATTCCCTCCCACTGCGTGGCAGCGCCCTGAATCCCCCAGTAACTGGAGATCGCGATCTCATGTCCCATTTCCCTTAGTTTCATTGCCCAGATCGCGGTCTGGGTTCCGTAGCCGCTAAACTGGGTGCCCAGGGCGAACAACTGTGCCACAAAATTCTAGACACTCAGGCATCACCTCCTTCATTATCGGGGAAGTTCAATCGCGCGAATTCCCCGAAATGCTCGCGAGCAGCCGCGTCATACGCTTTCGCTGCATCGATCGGATTCCTGAACCAGCCGAGCCATTTACGCTCGCCGTCTACCTGGATACGCGCGACATAACCCTTGCCGTTACGGCGGCACGACACGCCCTTGTAGCCCGTCTTTGAATCGCTTCTCAGCCCGCGATTCCAGCTATTCTGGCGAGGCGTAGCAGCGCGGAGATTGTCCCGTGTGTTGTCAAGCCCGTTACCATTGCGGTGATCTACTAGCTTGTAGTCGGTGAGCAGCTTGTGAGCAGTGACGGTGACGTGGGCATAATAGCGCCCGTCACCCTCTTTCTTGGCGTACCACGGGAAGCGGCACATGAACTCGTAATCCTCGTCATCGACCAGCAGGGAAAGGATCTCCCCGTCCGGTCCGGTCAGAGGAATCTCGCGCATGGTATCCATGATATGGAACACATGTTCGAACGCAAGTACTCTTACGAATTAATATCCCCCGGGAGACGGGGGGTCAGGTCTCATCTGATCCTGGGCGAGCATTATGGCCTCCTCGACGATCGGCAGCCATTCCATCTCTTCCAGGGAAAGCTCGTCCACCTGCCGGGGAGTCCACCCCCGCGCCCTGGCGAACCAGTTATAGACGAGCATGCTGCTGGGCATTCCTTCCGGAAAGGAAGGCTGCGTCTCGGATCTGCCGCCATTGGCGCGGTAAGTGAATATCGACGCCAGCCGCATTACTGCTTTTTTGGGTCCTTGTCCTTGACGGAAGTGCCGGAGATCTTCTCCATCAGCGGCTGGATGGCGTCAGCGAGGACCTGATAGTCGTCGATGTCCATCGCCTCACCGATGATCACGTCGGCAGCCTGGAAGGAATTCCCCGCCGGCACCGGAACGCTATACGACCAGGCGGTGATGATCCTTCCCAGGAGTGCGTTCCGCTGATCGTTGATCATTCCCAGGGAAGCCCTGTTGCCGCCTTCCCGGAATTCCAGGGTCACCGCGTCGTGGACAGCGAAACGGTCGATCGCCTTGAGCTGATCCCTGTACTCCACCCAGTTCCCGCTGGGCAGTTCGATCTTTGCCATGACTTTTCCCTTTGCTTTTCTGACTCGACTTGACATTGCTCTTCTTCGGGCATAAGGAAAGCCCCGCCGTATGACGGGGCTTTCCTGGCTTCTCTCAGTAAGTCGGGGTCGCGTTGATCAGCGTGATCGTCCCCGGGCCAAGGCCGCCGGAGCCGCCTGTGTCCGTGGAGTTCGCCACGCCCTCGAAGGAGTTCGCGTAGCCGAACAGCGCCTTGTTGCGCATCGCCTTGGCCTTGATGTTCGCCACCTGGGTCGCGGTGAACGTCAGGGTGAAGGGAGTGCCCGAGTTCGGGATGCCGCTGTTCGTGCAGACGATGGTCATCGGTGCCTGCGCGTTCAGCAGCATGTAGTCCAGCGGGAACTCGTTGATGGTCGGGTCGTACTGGATCGTCCCGTCCATCGTCAGCGGGCCTCTCGCGATGACGAGGGGCTGCTGGGTGCCCTGGACGGTCCAGTAGACCTGCGTCTGGCGCTTGAAGGACACCGAGAACTCCCCGACGTCCGTCTGGACCTGCTGCCCCGAGGGGCCGATGGTGGAGACGGTCGAGTTCCAGTTGGGAACCGGGCGGGAATTGGAGGTGGTCAGCGTGGGAGCCGACGCGGACGGCCACGGGACGGACAGGAACGAGTCGCCCGCCATCTTGATGCCCAGGAGCTGCTCGGCGTTGCCCGAGAAGTCAATGGACTTCAGGCAACTGAACGGGTAGTACCTGGCACCGAACGGGTTCGTCGCGGCCGTGCCGTAGGTGGCGTTGGTGAACGTCGAGACGATGTTCGTCACGTCGGTGAAGGTGTGCGTCGGGGGCTGAGCCCCGAAGGCACCCCCATACCCGAGCTGGGAGTTCAGCGCCGCGAACTTGTGGGTGTACGGCGAGGTGACCGTGTTCACCGTCTGCCCGGTCGGGTGAGTAAACCGCAGCGGGTAGCTGATGAACCCGACGACGTTGGACGCGGCGGTAGCCGAGATGATCACTACCTCAGCGGTCGGGGACGCGCCGATCTGGATGACCGCGCCCGCCGTGTACGCGGCAGGGGGCGCTGACGCGAGCGTCACCGAGGTGGACCCGACAGGAGCGCCGCCGTTGGTGGTGGCGGGGTTCGTCGGGGTAGACCCGATCGTGGAAAGATCCCCGAACACGTTATCGAAGAAATACCCGTGAGAATCGAGGAAGTTGGGTCCGCCGAAGCTGAAGGTCGCGGACTCGACGCCGAGAGTCTCGTAGAACAGGTCAGTCATGGAACCACGAATGGCCTTGTCCTGGAGAAACTTAGGCGTGTCCTCGGGCTCAAAGGAACCCTGGTCAAGAGGATGGGTAATTACGGGGAGGACCGGAACCCCGCCGGTCAGCTCCCTCGCAACGCCCAGCCAGGTGAGGACACCTGGATAAATGTTGGGACCGCCAAGGGCCACACGTGTCCACCTCTCGTGGTGCTAATCGGAAAAGCGTCAGGCCTCGGCGGCCGTGCGCCCCTTTTTCTTCTCGTCTTCCTCAGGCCCGGTGACCAGCTTGCCGGCGGTGAAACGCCCGTCGCCAGGCTGAGTGGTGCCTGCGGCAAGAACAGAACCGGACGCGGGAATCACGTTGTAAGTCTGGCCCGGCTGGCAGACCAGTGTCTTTCCCGTGGCGAGATCGATGTAATGCGGATATGTCATGGTCTCGTGACCATAGAAAGTGATGGAAGCCACACCCCTCCGTCAGGCGTTGATGATTTCCCACACGCTAACGGTTATCAGCGCGTCATAACGGAGCCACCGCTCATCATCCAGGGCCTCTATCCCCGGACGTCCCCGCATGTTCTCGCCAACGTTGTAGATCGTTGAGGTAAGACCCGTGTTAGGGTCGGTGATCTGCGCCGGGTTAGGCTGGCTGTACCTCAGCGCCGCTGTCACCGCGTCTATCATTCCCGGGAAAACCGGGTCGCTCTGGGTGGCATTGTTGACCGACATCCAGGTGAGGTAGATGTCCATCGAATGCAGGATGCCCTTGGTTCCCGAGGGGGTATTCGGTCCTTTGTTCCTCGGGACCGTTCCCCCTAGCTCAGAGGACCTGTTCTCGTCGAAATCCGACGGCCAGATGTAGATCGCGGGCACCCTCGCCTGTGTTCTCGGGTCAGGCGGGGTGATATAGGCATTGGCATTCGGCTGCCCGTAGGGCATGGGGAGGTTGTCCAGGATGCCCAGCAGGAATGTCTGCGCGGAAACTAGCGGCATGAGACGTCCCGAGACAATAGTCGTCCTGCCGCGATTTTACAACGACAGTGGCAGATATGCACTTACCTCGCCTTTAGCGCCCGCGTGGCCTTAACGGCACGCCGGGGCTTCACAGCGGTATTCTTCAGCGGCCGGCTGATGACTATCCTCTTCCCCGAGGGCTTCGCCCTGCGCTTCGGGGGATTTCTCGTGCTGGACACCGCATGCCGGGTCTTGATGTGACAGGCAACCTTGTGCTTGAGTGCCTGCTTCCTGGTATGACCGCCGCTCTTGAACGGGTGCGTCTTCAGCCATTTCTGGTAAGACGCCTTGTTGAACGGGTGCG